TAGAACCGTATGTACTTTCCTGCTGGCCTGCAACTAACTGGACATCATCAAAAATAGAAGAAACTTCGTATAAATTTGGATCAATGCCAATTTGTTTTACAGGTTGAAGTACATCATCCACTTTCTGGCCTGAAGACAGGGCATTCAATTCCAGGACAGCATTTGCAGGAGGATTCCTAAGAAGTGCCTTATCTGCATCTTCCAGCATACCTGCAGGAGCGACATATTTTGGTCTGTTTGCTCTGCGATGCTCCCTCAGTCCTTGCCTGGCACGATTGTATTCGTGTTGCATTGGAGCTAACAGCTTTATATCAGAAGGTGGATATAAATTATCTTTATGTTCACACTCATTAAATGACAACGAAAAGATGGGCCAGAACGATTCCAATTTAATTGGTGGTGCAGTAGGTTCCTTCAAGAAGTCATTATGTCCATCACATACCACATACATTAAGCCTGAGTTTTTATCATAAATTTCCCATATCAGCGCAAGCCCCCCACGCATATCCTCTGGAGTCATTCCATCAAATTCATAACCGGAATGTGGATTTTGGGAACCTGTCAACCTACCTTTCGTATCGTACTGCATGTATTTCTGTTTGATGTCCGTATCATAAATTTCCATCACTTCTTCTGGAGAGAGATACATTTCATGTGCAACCCACGTTGCTCCCACGAAACCCCGGAGCTGGTTACACATGGGGTCTACTATAATTGCATCGCATTCAGGGAAGTCAAAAAGGAGTCCTTCCTGTATTGTCATCAGAGGTTCTTCCTGCAGGCTTTTAAGCGAGAGCAAAAGTTCTTCCATTTCTGCATCATCGTCACTAATATCTCCCTTTTCTGCCTCTGCAGCAATTCTGCGTAAATGATCAACCTGAGTTTGAATATCAGACATTTTAACAGAAATCTCTGGTAGCCTGTCCATTTCCCTTTGGTATCCAACTTTGACATAACCCACTGCAGTAGTAATAACTCTCCTGACTAAGCCTTTCATTTGTGATTTAAAGGTAGGTCTTTGCTCATTCATGTAATAATCAAAAAGAAGCTCCAACGACTCTGATACCTTATCCATCATTTTCCTTTGCCCCTGGACTTCCTCATACTCTTTCACAAGCTGCATAGCAAGGGGGCGTGGAGGGAACTTATTCTGCTGGGCCGCCTTAATCTCACTGTGGGCCATTGCCAGTGATTTTGGGTCTCCGTCCCATATATTATAATCCAACCTACGTCTTCTCTGGGCTACAGGCTTTGGATTCTTGGCATAGAGTGCCGCAGTTCGCTGTTGAACGTGTCTCTGGAGGATATTTGCAACGTATTTTTCATCATCCCAACTTTTGTCTGCATATCCCTTATATGCAGCATCCATATCAGCCTTCATTTGATCAAAAGCCTTCTTGTGGAACTGTTTTGCAGACTGTACCCTTGCCTGCAACGAACTAACAAGGTTTTGTCTTCTTGTAGTTGGTTCCGGGATTATTTCTTCTTCTTCTTCCTCAGAAACATCCATACTTAGTGCATCAAATGCATCAAATTCTGCCATTTAAAAACCACCTGTTTGTGAAAAATTTAACTGTTCCTGTCTCATTCTTGAGTCCCATTTAACCCAAGCTAATGTCCCAATTTTTGGAGATGTCCTCCGTATTCTTTTACCACCTGGTGCATTGAGATCACCTAAGCCCATCCCCACCCATGAAAGAGCATCCACGAAATCGTCATGCCTTGCATTTGGGAACTTGAGCAATTCATCAACTGCCTTTATTCCCCAGGATGCCACCTTTGGAAGATATACTTTCTGCATTGCCATCCGGCCTATAATAGACTGTGCCCTTTGGACTTTGTTTGTAACTGGCGTAACTTCTTCTATCCTGCAGTGAGTCCTGGTTTCAAACATCCGTTTTCTAAGAAACGGCCCGATTGCTTTTGTAATATGGCCTTTTTCGGCCCACCAGATAAGAGGCCGATGCTTCTGGATCAGCTCCAGCATTGCCGTTACTACTACATCTGAGGGCTGTTTTGCCCACCAGCAATCAATAACATAAATATCGTCCTTCTCATCAACTCCTACAATAATTATGCATGTTGCATCATGCCGGGTTTTATCAATTCCAACTGCATGATCTGATGCAGCATATATCCGTAAATCTTTTGGTAAGTTCCTTTTTTCATAGAAGAGAATATTATCTCTCTGGAACAAGTCACCATCCTCCGGGGATGGTTGTTGCTGGTAAAGTGCTGAAAAACCCCTTGGATCAAGGTTCCTTTGAGCTTCCAGGAACTTCTTATTAAACCTCTCAGGCCACAGAACTTCTCCTTCCTCCCTTTTTAATGGATCATCCTCCCCGGCTATTGCCGGGAGGTTGATTATCTTCCATTTTGCACATTCTTCCTCAGTGTAGTGAGGATTCAACGGATCAGTGAGCCTTCCCACCAAATCATCCTCATGCCACCTTGTAGTCACAATCACAACAGAACTTTTTTCTGTCATCAAACGAGTCATAAAGACCTGGGTGAACCATGACCATAGTGTTTCCCTCAAGGTTGGAGACAATGCTTCAACGCTGTCTTTGATGGGATCATCAACAATTAATGTATCCCCACCACGACCAGTAATAGACCCACCCCGACCCACGAAAACTGCCATGCCTCCATTTTCTGTCTGCACCCTTGATTTTGAGGCTCCACCTTGCCTGAATGCGAAATCCGGGAAGACCTGCTGGAATTGTGGAGTTGACATAATTGCTCTACAGTCAGCACCAAAATCCTGCGCAAAATCTTCATTATATGTTGCAAATATTATGTTCTTATATGAATCCTTGCCCATTAACCAGGGGATGAATCTCCTTGAGATCATCTCTGATTTACCATGTCTGGGAGGAAGAGTTACTATCAGCCGTTTAATCTTCCCTTTTGATACCTGTTCCAATACTTTTGCAATTGCCCGATGATGCTTTGCATCCTGAAACATTGACTTGTCAATATTATTATGATCATTAGGTTTCGGCATCGTGAACTTAATGAACTTTAATAAATCATCCTTGCATTCCAGGGCCAGTTTCTGTCTTTTTGCTGCAGCAATCTGACGGTCTATTTCTTCCAGTTTATTCAGTTCCTGGGCCATAATCCTTTTTATGTGGATGTCTTGCAACTATCTCACAGATGTTTCTCTGGTCATCTACATGATAATTGATGTCTATGACAGGCAACTTTTCCAGTACATAGCTTCGCCATTGCATTTTCTGCTTCTGGCTTTGCCGCTTTTCCGGTATTGCTTCTCCCATTTCTACAACTTTCTGCTCGGTTGGACATTACACTTTAAAGTCAGCATCTGCCCCATCCGTTTACTTTCAATATCCGGCAGCTTATTTACCCTCCCGGCAGAATATGTCTTCCGCATCTCATTGAGATAGCAGTCGCACATCTGACCAACTAAAAACGGTGGAGTCTGGGGTGCTTTCTGGCGAAAGTTCTGGACACAGAACGCCCACATTGACCGAAGCATTTCCACCGGATAATCGCCATGATATATTGGTTTGATCGGTTCTATTTGCTTGCACCCGGAAGTCAGGCTCAAAATGACAAACAAAACCGTTATCAAGCTCAAGTTTAATTTCCATTTCAATATGTCCATACGGCTGGGGGTGAAAAATCCGAATCTCTATTGTCAATATGAATAAAACGCCCTCTCCTTGGGCCTCGCAAATTCAGCCCCAGCCCTGTAAAACCAAGGTCTTGTGCCTGTTTTATGAGCTTCAGAGTTTGGGTTGTTCCTATATGCCCAACGGCAATGTCTACTGCCTTCCCAAATGTATGGATACCTGCCTTCGTTTTGTGAGAACTAATTGCAGAATTGTGCTTGAGGCATCTCCGGGCCGAATTGATCCGAAAAGCAAATCCAGCCTGATCTCTAAGTTCCTGCAGCATCCGCATGAAATTATCATCCATCTCATCCTGACCGCATCCGTAGTTACACTGGCAGTGCATCTCGTCCGTGGAAAAGTTCTTTGTGATCATCATAGCTATCCCACCTATTATAAGCCCATGAAATTGTCTCCTGGTTCCAATCCACATGGGTAGAGTCAACTGCTAGTTATGCAGTCTTCTTTTCCAATGACTTCTTCAGCAAAGCCACCAATTTATCATCAACGGTTGAGTCACTTTTCTTGGCTAAAGTTTCCAAAAGCAAAATTATCACTTTTTCTATTACTCCTGAATTACCCAGGAAACTTAGTGCCATAGATTTTACGACTCCAGCAATTATAAACGGCATTTTATTCTCCTTTTCCTATATTGTTCATGCAATTTCCTCAACCGATCAAGATGATCCTTCTGTTCTTTTGTCATTGCTACTCCTTTGCTATCAGTGTTTCCAAACTGTTCCTATTTTGATCTACTTGGAATTTAATGAGCTTAACATCTCCTGACAAATTGGATACAGTAATCAATAACCATGTTATTGAACCAATCAAAATACCTCCCACGGACAATATAAGTGAATTAGTATTCATTGTACTCACCAAATTAATGGTTATTAAATCTGTCCCTCGGATCTCTCCTACCTACATTAATCCGAAGGTCAGTTAATGTTGATTCTACATCCCTCATTTGACTTTCAAAACTTTCTTCTGCCATGTGAAGATGCTCGATATGAAGTTTATTATCCCGGGCTAGTTTCTCTATATTCATGACAGTAGCAAAGAGCCACCCTACAATCCCCATTAAACCAGCAACAATTAGAGGAAGAAAAGTCTTTACAAGCGTGTGTTCGGTCACAGCTTGTATAGTGCCATTAGCCATATCCTTATTCACAAACTTGTATACTGCCATTAGCCATTTTTACCCTTCATTTCCATCTCTTCCGAATGCTCATGATCTTTTTTCTCACGAAACCAGTAATCCGTTGACTTGGCAAGGACTGCAACGTATGCACCACAGAGGATATTAACCAAGTCACGGCTCGATTCTTTGACCTCCGAATAGAACAGAAGATAGAGTAAAACCAGGAACGTAATTGCGTTGGCAATTGATATGCAGAACCTGGCCCAGAAATTGAGGAGTTTCCTGTTCTCCAGAGCATTACCCCCTCCTCCAAATAGTGATCTGTGTATCTTCATTCATTGCAATATCGGAGTTACACTTCTATATTTCATGGTTGCATTCGGACAAAAATGTCCGATTATTCTGGCTTCGGATACTTAGCCTTGATGGGATCAACCATCTCCGACTTCCACTTCGCAATGCCATCATCGTAAATCTTATTAAGCTGAGTACCCCAATCTGGATATTCTGCTTTGCGGTTGCGAGCATACTCCTGTGCATCGTATTCTACTAATAGTTCTTCATATTTAGCTGTAATAGCAGTAGCTTCAGCTTCAGTAGTTTCATGTCCATCTTTCCATACAACCACTCCATTACCATCACACATACTATAACTATCTCTACCATATAATGCTCGTACAGCATCTATTTTTGAGGTTAGATTTATCATATCTGTCCTTTATTATTTTTGTTTATCATTTTAGGCTCCTAATCTAACACCCATAAAATAATTCATTCCATCGGTAGATGAGCCATACATATTACCTTCACCATATAAATGAACAGCTTGACCTGCCCCTACATAGACTGGGACACATACAGTTCCTGCTGGTGGATATTGTAACTCGGATCCACTTGCTAGATAACTTCTTATATATTTAGTACTACCCCATGGATCAATGTTATTCACCTTTATCCGCCAATGGTTTGCATCATCAGTTGTAGTATTATTATGTGTGGCATATGAAATTAAATACCAACCTGCTTTTGCACAGGTAACCTGCCCATTTTGTCCTGAAGTAGGATGTGTAATATTTGATCCTTTTTTATATTCAGTATCGAATGCTAATATTTGCTCACTATTATAATCGATTGTTGTGCGAGTGAGAATCCATAAATCTGCATCACAATCAATATCTTTATGTGCATCGTTAAATACTACAGAAGCACCTAATGTTCCAGCAGTCACAGTCCCAAGATTATTTGCTGTTCCTGACAGGGTTGTGTTTCCTGTTACACCAAGTGTTGTTGAACAAGTTGTTGCTCCACTTAATGTTGTTGCTTCTGCAAATGTCGTTGTTCCAGTTTCAGAAACTGTTATTGCAGGAGAAGTATCTGCCCCCTGTATAATGAGGTTATTACCTGAACCAGTTGAGGGTTTTATAATTAAATCTGCCATAATTATCCTTTATATTAATTATTAAATTAACACACCAAGTGTTAATGCTCCTGATCCAGTAATGGTCTGACCATCCGTATCAGTTAAAAATGGAGTTGTTGCACCATCGTCACCTATTTTTGCAAGGGATGAGTTACCTGAGATTGTTATATCTCCTGTCATAACAAATGCATTTGATAAATAACAACTGTTTGCTACCAACGTACCTGTTATATTCTTAGTTGTTGGTGCAGTTAAAAAGGCTATATCCTCGCCTTCAACTGATCCTGTTGCTACACTTCCGTCAGCCCTTTCTCTTGCTCTGCTCATGTGTTACTCCTTTGCTTCTTGTTCTGCTTGGAATGTTGCCCAAGATGCTTTGACTTCATCAGTCCAAAGTGCTTCTGCTTTGTCCTGAATTTCCTCAATTTCTCCAGAAACATCCATATCTGGTGTAAGCACTCTCCGATGATATCCACCTGAGTCTGTAATCTCTCTAATCTGGAGATGTTTAAAGTCTGTGACTACTTCTATTTTGTCTATTACTAATGACATGATGTTGTCCTTTTATTCTATTAACTTGTTACAAATTGCATTGATCCTTTTACCATCTTACCAGCAGACGGCCATATTTGTGTGGAACCAGTTCTAAAAGACCACCCAGTGCCTCCTACTGACTCTAAAGAGGCATTCATTGTTGTTGTATTATGATTATGATAACCAACAGCACCACCTGTCGCATCTATCCTCGTAAAAGGTAATCCACCCATATCACCTGAAAGTGGGGAGCTACCACCAACAACGATATGAAAAGTGCAAAAAACGTGTCTACCAATCTTTGTATAATATCCATCAGCTGTTGTCAAAGTATTTGAATTTGTAGGTGTCCATTCACCTTCCTCATAATCCAGCCCTGTTGTGCCAGATAATGTTACTGTTCCTGCAGAAGCAGAACCACCACTAGAAATAATCCCTGACCTTGCTCCGACTTGATTAATTATTCCACTCATGGTTTCTCCTAGAAATGTTGGTCGATGTAAGTACAATAAACATCACAATTTTGACCGCCAGTAGTCATTCTTAGCTCGTCAACTCCTGCAATAGAAATTTTATCATTAAGCACAAATATACCTGCGGCTGGAATAGTGGGTCTTACTAATAGTAAATAACTCCCAGTACCTTCTGGATAAAATCTCAAATAAAAATCCGTTTCACTACCACCCCTATTACCTACAAATAAAGAAACAATTGTGTAAATATGATCCGCATCTCCATCAATTAAAACAACTTCTGGACTATCATCTACATCGGCTGCATGGAATCTTCTCAGAACTTCTGTTCCTGCTCCAGATGGGCCTGTTGTACTTGGGTTTGCCATAATTACCTCCTAATATCCTAATATAAGTGCTTGATGTGTACTTGATTGCATAAATGCTCCTTTTTGCTTTACTTTACCTGTTGTTGATGTTTCTAGGTCTTTACCCGCAGACAATGCTGTATCCTGACCTAGAGTTATTCCTGTAGTTGCAGTAATGGTTAATGTTCCATCATCTGTGATTGTATTATCTGTTATTACAAGACCACCAATGGTGAAGTCTGTAGTTGCATCTATAGTTCCACCAGTTAATGCCCCAGTTGTTGCAATAGCACCAGCACCAACATCAATAGAAGTAAATCCAGAGGTGATTGAACCAGCATCTAATGCTCCTACTGTTACAAGATTAGCAGTAGAAGTGATTGCTGCTTGAGTAGCACCTGTTACTGTGGCGGCAGTTCCAGATGCGTTACCTGTTAGATTACCTACTACTCCTCCACTAGCTGTGACTGCACCTGTAAATGTACCACCCGTACTTGCAGGAACCATGTCTGCAACTGTGAAACTCTTGAATGCAACAACCACTAATTCATCTGAAAGGGCTGCTCCAGAATCCAACACTATAGACGTGCCACTTGTAGCCGTGTAATCAGAAGCATCTAAACGAACACCATTCAAATAAACATTAATGTTATTTGCAGTATAGGCTAATGTTGCACTATTGGCATCACTTCCAGTAAATGTAGTCTGATCCGCAGTTGCTACATACTTATATATCAGAAGACTTGCAGACCCTGCGGCTGAAGCGGCAATCCAAGTTGATCCACCATATATCCGCATCTCGTTGTCAGTAGTGTTGAAATACAACATACCAACGGCAAGTGCATCTCCATCATTATCCGTACTTGGCCCGTCCTTGCTTACATCATAAGCTCCATAAACACCTGATCCAACAAAAGTGAGAATTTGAGAACTTGGACTAGCTACTGTAAAAGGATTTGAAATAACTAAAGGAGTGCTTACTGAACTTCCTATAATGTTTGCTCCTACTGGATAACCTGATCCTGTGGAGGTAAGTTCCTGACCTACACTTATAGTTCCTGTGGTTCCTGTGAATGCAATTGAAGATGAATCTTTAGCCCAAGATGCACCTGTTAAGGTTCCTGTATCAGCAGTTGCTCCATCTGCCATTGAACCAAGGTACACATCTGCAAAGTTGTCAAATGTCTGGGATACTGCGGCAGCACTTGCTCTGGCGGCAACCTCTGATGCGGAAGCATCACTTGCATATTTTCTTGCGGAATAATTACCAGAAGTTACTTCCGTTGATTCGGTGAAGGACACCCCACCGCCTAATGCCCATTCCTTTGCTGATCCATCACCTGTAGACCACCCGGATGCATTCTCCTTTGCAGACCATTCTCCCCCATCTACTGAGGCACTAAGTCTTGTTGCCCAATCCTTTGCTGATCCTTCTCCCGTCACCCCCCGGCCTTCTTCACCTACTGCCCATTCTTTAGCTGACATATCCCCAGTAGATGCTCCAGTTACATCTGCACCAGTTTGAGTGGCCCAATTCTTGGCAGAACCACCAGTAGAAGCCTGTGTGCCTTGTGCATACTCTTTTGCACTAAATGTCGTATCTACAGCCGCACTTGTGTCCTGTGCCCATTCCTTCGCTGTTCCTCCTGTAGCCGCTGTTCCTTGTGCATACTCTTTTGCGCTAAACTCACTACTTGCAATTGCACTACCTGTGGTTGT